TACAGTTTTAATTAAACCAGATACTAAACCTGCACCTACAGATGCAAATATACTACTGTCGTTGTTTTCTTCTGCTGGTGATAATGGTACATATTTTGCCATTTAACACCTTATCTATATATGTTAAAGTTTGGAACTTTTTCCATACCTTTTTTTATTTTTTCTCTATTTTCATTAATTGTATCAATTATAAATTGATCTGTTGATGTTAGACCAGTGTCACTTTTAAATGTGTCTTCAAAGTTTGATTTTGGTTTAATTTCATTTTCATTAGGAGCTGGCATAGCATCACCTGTTGTATCTATTTCACTAGAATCTGCAGGTATAAATTTAAGATCTCCAGTCTCAACGTCTTTTACTAACTTAACACCTTTACCTGATGCTACATCAAAGTATACTTTACCTTCTGCACCTGGGTTAGCATTTCTAAATTTTTTAATATTCTTTTGACTTTGATATAATGTTATATCAATTGGTTCTACTGATACAGACTCGACTCCAAATTCTTCTGTTAAGTTTTTATATTCTGTTTCAAAAAAATTTACTGCGTTTTGTCCTTTAATTAAATTTGGTGAACCATTGTTATCTTTAAATACTTCTGCATATTGCATAACGTTTTCATCACCTTTAGTCATGCCTGCAATTTTTTCTCTTGATTCTATTTCTTGTTTTAATCTTTTATCTGCAGCTTCTAATTTTCTATCCGTTTCACTTCTTAAAAAATCTCTTTCACCTCTAATTTCATTAGCTCTTGCTTGACTTACTTGTAATTGGTTAAACGGATCTCTTGCAGCTGTTGCAGCTGTTTGAAATATATTACCTTGTGGTGGTGTTGCTAAAAGATTTAAACCAAAACCAGTTAAAAAACCTGGTAAACCACCCATTTGAAAATTAGGTGTTGATCCTTGTTGATAACCTGTTCTACCACCGTTAGCCATTTTTTGTGGTTGATCTAGTCCTGATGTAATACCAGTGCCTGCTGATCCACCTATTCTAAACATTGGTCTTTTTAAAGTTCTATTCATTACTATCTTGGTCCCATGTTTAAACTTAAACTATTTGGATTATTTACTGCACCATAGATACCAGCAAGTGTTGTACCAACACCTAATGCAGTTTGTAATGGTGTCGGGTTAGGTACATTTGTTGAAACTGTTTGACCAGGATATCCACCCATGATTCCTGTTACTTGTGCAGCGTATCTATCTAATTGTTCTTGTGGTTGGAAAGCTGCTTGTCTTGTTGCCTCTCTTGTTGCATCAAGACCTGCTTGTGCTTGTGCTTGGTTCAGTGCGCCCAACTGACCTAAACGTGAAATATCTGTACCTGTTGCTGCTTGTTGTTGCATTCCTAAACCTGATTGAAACGCACCTAAGCCTTGTTGTTGTGCTGCTAACGCTCCTCTGTTAGCGATGTCTTGTTGTCTGGCTCCTGCTGCCTGACCAAATCCCTGTTGCAAGAGACCGGCCTGTAATAAAGCTCGTTCTCTCGCAGCCCCTGTGCCAAACTCTGC